CCTAATATTAAACGCTGATGGCATGCCCTTGTCGCATGTACCATTGTCTGTCATAACATGGCAGGTAGCGATGCGACTTATGTTCCTGGATAAGGTACGGGTATTAAAGACCTACGATGAATGGATAGTTAGATCGCAATTTTTGGAAATGAAGGTCCCATCTATCGTTATCATGACTGAACAAGTTAAGTGGAGTAAGACACTCAAGTACAGCAGAGCCAACGTGTACCTGCGCGATGACTTCACATGCCAACTTCAGACTACTGGTCGTTGTAAGGATGCTCATGGTAAGGTAAAGCTAACTGAATTGACTCTTGACCATGTGGTCCCAAAATCGCATGGTGGTAAGACCAATTGGTTAAATGTAACTACTTCCTGCAAGACCTGTAATAGTGATAAGGGTGCTGACCATACGGTTATTCCAAAAAAGAAGCCGCATAAGCCGACCTATTACGAAATCTTAGCTAAGAGAAAGACATTGCCAATTCACATCCGTGATGAAGAATGGAAATTCTACTTAGATTGGCCAGAACACCTGGTTAAAGTTTTGCCGCAACCAACCGGCCCTGCAAGTTAGATACTAGCTAACTGCTCCTAGAAAAGCACCTTCGGGTGCTTTTCTTTTGGGTAAATACTATATGAATTATATACAAATATATGAAAATCTAATAGATAGGGCACAACATCGTCTCCTGGAAGGCTATGTTGAACGTCATCATATAGTCCCTAAATGCCTACAAGGAACAGATGATTCTATAAACATAGTTTCTCTTACTCCTGAAGAGCATTATCTAGCCCATTTATTACTCATAAGAATTCACCCTCATGTAAAAGGATTATTATATGCCGTAAAGCTAATGTCTGGTCAGAGTAATAATAAGAAATATGGGTGGGTTAAACGACGTTTATCTAAAACTGGATTTACTCAGGAACATAAGGATAATCTATCCAGAGCGCAGAAAGAAAAAGCCGATTCCAGAACCTTAGAAGATATTAAAGCAAGATGGGCTAAAGGGGAGGCTAAACGTCAATTGAAGAAAGATTCTGCTATTATAACTGCACTTATCTACGCTATAACCTAAAAATCGTCCAATAAATTATCAATAAAGTGTACGAATCTTAATCTATATGGTAAATATCTGCGTATAGAATTGCTCTTACAACTAAACCATTTTAACGGAGAACAACAATGGCAAAAGCAAACAAGAAAGTGGCAGCACCAGCAGCAGCAGTAGAAGTACCTGTGGCAGAAACTGCACCAACAACAACATCAGTAGAACCAGTTCAGCTTACAATTGCTGATCTACAACTATTGGCTCGCGTGGTTGATTTGGCATCACGCCGCGGCGCATTCCAGGCTGGTGAATTATCACAAGTCGGTGACGTATTCAACAAGCTATCAGGCTTCCTAACATATGTAGAAAGCACACAGAAAACAGAAGAAGCTTCAGCAGAAGCGCCAGTAGAAGCACCAGCAGCATAATTAAAGGGGCTTCGGCCCCTTATAAGGAGGGCTTATGGCCATAGAAAACTTAAAGAAGCACGCCGGGCAGCTTTTAAATACCGGAGTCCGTGTAGCGGTAGTATTTAGAAAACTTCCTAACGATGAAAACAATTGTTTAATCGTTGAGACAGAACGCTTACCAGACAGCTATCACGACTACTTAATCCAATGCTTAAATAGCAAAGAAGCTGTAGAAACAAACGACTTCTACGAAGTATTAAATCGTAGAACTTTCCCAGATGGTTTGAATTGCTTAACAGCACTCCACCAACGCGGATTTTTGCGTAAGGAACCTGTAACTAACATTACAATGCTTCCTTTACCTGGTCAGGCAGTTCCTTTAGCACTTATTAATGCAACTATTGACAAGAAGGTTGATGAATATGTAGCTAGACAGAATGCTATGGCGTCACCTACTGTTGCTGAAACAGTAGCTCAAGCACAGAAGCAGAATCCGGTAGAAGTTGCTAAGGGTCTTATCATCCAGGCAGAACTATTAGAAAAAGATGCTGCTGCGAAGCGTGAAGAAGCATACGCACTCGATCCTGATTCAAAACCGGGTAAGGGTCGCCCTGCACTACCATCTGATGTTAAAGCTGTGAAGCTTGAAGAACAGAAGACCAAGCGTCGAGAACGTGATCAACGAAACGCCGCTGAAGCCAAGGTAGAAAAGAAAGAGGCAGTCATTGATGCTAAGGTAGCAGCAAAACTCAAACGAGATGCTGCTCGGGTAGCGGCTACCAAGTAAATCTTATCATAAAACAGCCGGTTTTCCCCCGGCTGTTTTCATATAAATAATAGGAGGTACTAGGGAGATGAGTAATATGGCAAAGAAAACAACGACGAGTTTTAATATTGACAGGGCTATTAGCAGGATTGCTAAACCATCTGTATTTGATCGTATAGTAAAAGAAATAGATGCTAAAGAGATTCCATCAAAGTATATAGAACAGATCCTTGTTCAATATTACGACGGTAATGTTGTTGAACTGAAGGGTGAAGAATTAACTCATCCTATCCCTGTAAACAAAAATGCTACATGGGAAGTTATGGAAGATTCATTTAAGAAAATGAGAGATGTAAAAATCTTCATTAACACAGACAAGCTAGAAAAAGATATAAATGAATTGGTTGAAGTATATTTAGGAAATCATTGTTAAGCACTGAACCTCTTTTCTAACCATTCGAAATCATTGATCAACCTGAGCTTCTCAGGTTGATCCTTATGTGCTTTACCGAACCCGGCGCCATCAATAGCACCCATTATAGCAAAATCCCCAAATTCTCTATCTTCTCCCTTTGTACACCAAACAGCCAATCGATGTTCTGTTTCTGTATTATCCTGATTTGGGATTATCTTAGAAGCAAGTTTCACACATTCTCTAAACCCACTGCGCCATGCAGAGAATGGATCTGTATTAAACTTAGTAATATTACTTACTTCCGGAATCACCTTAAGACTCTTTGATACAGTTGTCGTAAAGTCAATCGGAGAGCCTAGATATGTTTTTAATGCCTTTGTAGGAAATAATTTTACTCCACCATAACCATATTCCAAATCATTTACTGGATTATGTGAATGCCATACATGAACAAAAGTATCCTCGAGTGGATGAGGTTGAAAATCAAATTTGAATGTAGATAAGATTTGTGCATCAGCATCAACTACGTAGAACATCTCTGTTTCTGCTAAACGGGCCGCTAATTTATGCGCTCTTAGAATACCTTTTTCATTATGTAATCTTTTTGTTCGAGGGAATCTCTCTTTTAATTTTTCGTAATTTGCCTCGGCATACTCTTCATCGTAGCTTAAGAATACAATATCAAAGACTGGGTAAGTATAAATCTTTTCAGTATGAATTCTAAGTCTTATATTTCCATTTTCTAATTCTTTATCACAGAACTCAGTAGGATTTTCTAATACAGCATCTGTGTTATATAATCTAACCGTGCTATCATTATCCCAGATATGAACATAATCTTCGTTTTCTTCGGGTCTGTAGTAAAAGTCGAAACTGGGAAATAGGATTTCCTTGTCAGTCTTAATCACATAGAAATATTGCCCAATACAACTGGACGCCATTTGTGTTATTATCCTTGTCGTAAGTTCTAAATTATCGGAGTAAATTTTTTCGATTTCTCCAACCCTCTCACATATCTTATCTGCTATGTGTTCAGTTTGAAAGTCATAAAGTATAAAAATAGTCTGCTTCATAAGGATCCGTTAAGTATAGTGTTATTTATCTTGCTTCTGTTGACTTAAAATAGAATTATACATTATAATACTCGTAATATCAAGGAATGTCATGAAAAATTTATTTGCCACATTGGTTGCTGTATTTGCTATGTCTTCGGTAGTAGCCGAAGATACGAGCTGGAAAATTACAGAAGTACCGGGCAAAGATAAAGCAATTGTCGGGTATATCTACCATGTTGGTGCAGTAGGTACGCAAGTAGGTGCCAAGACTGAAAAAGTTGTCACAAGTCTACGATTTGTATGTTCAACAAAGATTTCTACTCAGAGAGATAATGATCCGCTTATCGTTCTATACTGGAATACAATGACTGGCGTCAGCACGCAACATGTTCTATCAAGAACTTCAGCAGATCCTCTTGATCGTATATTTCAATGGGAACAGGATGGTCCTCTCTTGATACGATCGGTAAATGAATCTAAAGATATAATTCAGAAGATGAGACTTAGTAAAAATATATCTTTCACATGGTTAGGTAATGATGCTGTGCGCCGTACAACAATATTTGATCTTCGCACCTTTGATTCACATTTAGGCGAATTCAATGCATTATGCAAGACAGAATTATAAATAGGTATATAACCCCCTGGACTATACTATGAAATACTTTTCGAACAATCTACGCTTCGTAGTTGTTCTCTCAGCGATACTTGCCGTCTTTTTAACAAACTGGATAGTTGAGAATGAAACAACAGAGTTAGATCGTGAATCCTTACACTTCGATCATAATGTTGCCAATATAAAGAGTATAGACGCGCAATTTGCTAATAAGAAGCTATATCTTAATGTGCATCTTAATCAAGATACTTCTTGTAAAGAAATTATGAATTCTCTGGCTATACAACCTTTAATAGTGAAAGGTAAGATCTATACACCGAGCTGCCACCGCATCGATATATCATTGATTAAGATTGTATATGTTGAAGTTGTAGAAGCATGAAGGAATTTGTATTAGTTGAGTTTCTAACCCTTCTGGCAGATAAATTGCTGCTCATGGGAAAACTTGAAGAATTAGGAAATGATTTTGAGCTTATTAAGTCCGATTATGAATGGGACATGGCAGATGATTTAACTCCTGACTACGAATGGGTTCGGATATCTGGGCGTATCAATTCGGCCTGTGCAACCGTAATTAAATTGCAGGATCCTTTTCTTTCGGAACGTATGCGTATCTCGTATATCCCCGAAGACCTAAAGAATAAATACCGCACGTGAAACAGATAAATACTGGATGACCACTATAGCACAAATCCAGGCATTGCCAACAAGTCCATTTGAAGGTAGTGGGCTGGTTGCAATTGTTATTACAAGTGGTGTTCCTAGCTACTTCAAACTCACAGGATCAGAATTGAATAGAATTGTTTCGTTCAATTGGTATCCAAAAAATCCCGCAAGCGTTATGTTTGAGACACGAAAACTTATTCTTGTCGACAACACACAAGGCACATTTATGATTCGAGTTATGGATAATTTCTTAAATATAACTGACCGTGGCGGCAGAATTAGCTTCCAATTAGATGATGGTACAACTATGTCTGCTCCTGTCGTAACATATGGCCCGGTAAGTGTTGGCCCATTATGGCAAGCGCCAGCGTCCGGACTTAACACCGGTTGATTTTATCTTACATTTGTTTTATAATACTAAAATGAAACATCTGATTCTAGCCGTATGCGCGGCAACTATGCTGATAGGTAATGTCGAGGCAAGAGGTAATAGGACTCGCATTGCTTCTATTCCTGTATTCAGTGCAAAGAGTTATATTGTGGCAAGCGAAGACGGAACTATACTAAAAGAACAGGATAGTGACACAATCC